GTCCTAGTAGATATTTTCCCGTTTCGGGCTCTGTGAAGATTTGTACGAGGATCTCTTGTCCGTTATCCATCACGCCGATATAGACGCTGTAATCGAAGATCTGTGGCTCACTCATAATCACTTGCCTTCCGTCGGTAATTCGACCTTAGGGCATTGGTCAAGCTTTGGGTGGGATTTCCCCGAAAACCTTTAGGAATGCAGCTTTCACCCAGATCACTGAGTCTGCAGCTTGTGGTGTGATCTCAATGTGGAACCAGTCGCCCGGCACGCCATGAAGTGTTGGTTTGTCATAGACCTTCCACGCATAGCGGTCACATCTCCATGCTCTTCCGTTCGGACCTACATAGTCGAGGATGCACTGGAGACCGAGGTCGTTCGCATTGGCAACAAGTTTATCAATAAACACGAGAGCTTCTTTGCGTGACGCTTGAGGATGCTTTTCGCTCTTGCGATATGAAAGATCTACAGCTCTGCCAGTCGCATGAACTGAAAGTGATCCGGGCTTTCCGCGCATGTCACGCTGACCCCATGAACCGTTGTTCCAGAGCGCTTCGTTGGATGCAGCGATGGCTTGCTTGATCCATTCGTTCATGCCGGCTCGAGGAGCTGCTGATGCTCCGTCAGCGTTGCCGATGTAGTCCCTTGCGTTCGGGACTCCAGCTTTAGCTTTGGCTATTGCCACGACCAAATGCCTGATCTTTAGGGTTCACATATCTAATCAACACTGGCACAAGTGCAGCGAGCGCTGCTTTGCCTAGGTCGGCTGGGTCTGTGTTGCCTGTGGAATACACCGCGATGACAGCTGCGATCACTGAGCGACCGTATGAAGCGAGTAAGGCTTTGTCTTTAGCTTTCATGGTTGTCATCCTTTGCTTTGCTTTTGAGTCCGTTGGATGCAAGTAATCCTATTAGACCGCCACTCAATGTCATGAGCATGGGGTTCAGGACTGAGAAAGCTTCTGCGTCGTTTGGTGCTTGCTCGAGTGGTTGAGTTACGAAGAGCAGACCGTAGAGCAGGGTAAAGATTGAGCCGACGAACGCGCATGTCAGACCGATGCCGACGACAAGGATGAGTCGTGCTTTGATTTCGTCGTTGGTGTATCTAGCCACAGCGACCACCACCTACTTGAAGCTCTGTGGTGAGTGTGACAGCTTGATTCTTTGTTCTGATGCAGTTCATTCGAGTCCGATCAGCACATCCGGCACATCCCCACAAAACGACTGCGATGAGCGCTGCATAGCCGATGAGGTAACGCCAGCGCATTAGACAATAGGTTCGTAAGTTGGTGCTAAAAATTCGCCGTATTCACCAATTGAAGCGTCATATGTCCATCCAATGCCGGCATAGGTTCCGCGGAATGACCCTGAATACGATGTTTGCAACCACTTGCCTTTGATGTCTAATGAAGCAATGAATGTCTGACCGACTGGCTCTGAATCTGGAAACTCTAAATTTCCGCAATCAGCATTCGATACAACAATGACTTCTTCAACAATGTTGTTTATTACTCTCGCAAAATGTGCCATAACTAAGCCTTCCACCTGATGTAGACAATTCCAGATCCACCAGCTCCGCCAGTACCACCAGCAGCACTTGCTCCACCGCCTCCGCTGCCAGTATTTGCCGCAGCAGCAGTTCCGTTAGGTGCGCCACCTGTACCACCTACGCCTGAACCTCCTGCACCACTACCACCACCGCCACCGCCACCACCCTTGAATAGTGATGATCCGCCGATGAATGTTGAGACATCAAGCCCTGCACCGCCTGCACCGCCAGTTGCACCTGACCCTGCACCGCCAACTGCTGAAACGCCACCGCCACCACCACCGCCTGATGATCCTCCAGCAGTTCTGTCTCCGCCAGCGAAACCCATCAACGATGAAAGCGTTGCACTTGGTCCAAAGTTGAAACCACCGCCACCACCACAGCCACCTGTAGTTGAAGCTCTACCGGATGCGCTCCAATATCCAGCACCGTATCCTCCGCCATAAACGAGCAATGGTTGCTCAATTGTCAGTGCTGTCCAGTTGATTTTGCTGTCTACGCCTTGACCTCCGGCTGCTGCACCGCCACCGCCGACTGTAATTGTTTGATCAGTGTCTAGATAGATGGTGCGTTGAAATCCTCCGCCTGCTCCACCACCGCCACCTGATGCTGTTGCAATAGTGCTTCCACCGCCACCACCGCCACCAAAAATAAGCACTTCAAAGATGCCTGCTTTTGTAACTGTCAATGATCCTGTTGAAATAAAACTTGTGTAACTAAATCCGCTAGGTCCTGAAACTACGCCCGTCCCACCTGTCGCTGCGCCGTATGGGTTCGCGCCACTGCTAAAAAAAGTAGCAGCACTAGCACTTGTGAAAAGAAGCGTGCCACCTCCATATTGTGCCAATGCTAAGGATCCCGATGAAGTGACTGTGGCTGTTCCGGCTGTAATCGTGCATGTGCCAGCGCCCATGTTGTAGATGTAGACCGATTGCCCAGCTGTGAAGACTGACGCATTCACTGTGATGGTGGTTGCTCCAGCGTTCGTCATCTGGACTCGAGCGCCAGCGTCAGCTGCGACCAGTGTGTGGCTCGCTGTCTTGGCGTTGATTGGGAGCTCTGTGATTGCGTTCATCTGTGCTGCCGTGAGGACAGCTCCAGAAACGAATGGGAATGGTGTTGCCATAGTGCTTCCTAACTTAGTGCGTAGATGGTGTCGAGTGTGGAACTGTCAAGAATGAAGAGCTGATAGACCGTTGTCGGGGATGTGTAGATCGTGACTTGGTGTGGCTGACTGTATGAGATCCGATGTTCAATGCCTTCAATGAAGGATTCCTGTGCGATCACGCTGGTGGTCGTGGATGAGGTCGTGATGGTCTTTTCAACGCTGATTGTGTCACCGATTTCCAAGATTGCCACATTGTCGCGCTCACCTGTGGAGAGCATCTGGAAGCCTGTGTTCACGCTGGTCAGTGTTGCGGTCGGTTCGCCTTGGATCAGATAAGAGGCAAGAGCGAGAGCTGCAGTGTCGTTGTGGACAAGACTTTCGGTGTAGGCAATTGCTTGAATGAAATACTTGGCTTGGCTTGCTAGATCATCGACTGTTTCTGGTCCGGTCGCACCGAGATGGGTCACGCTTGCGCGGTTGATTACTTTGTCCGCGCCGAAATTGATTGACACAGAATCGTAGGGATAGTGGCTTGGGTCGTTGTCACCGAAGTCCACAGAAGCTCCAGCAAGTGTTGTGCCGATGCGCTTTTGGAATGTGAACACGCCAGAGCGGTCCACGAATGCGCGTCCTTGCTCTGCAGCCATGATGTCATTGAGATAGCCCTGAGCATTAGATCCGGACGGAACTGTGTAGGCAGCTGCACCGCCAAGTGTTACCGCTGAGGTTTCTATTGATTGCTGACCTACTCCTTGGAAAGCATCTACTTCTGGGAGCGCGAGAAGCTCTATTACTCGAGCAGACGCAATCTGTTCCGTGACATTCCATTCGTCTAGGAACGCTTGTGAAAGTAGATACTGGTCGTCGATGGCTTGGATATTGACTAAATCGTTGCCATCCAAATTGAACTGATAATCATAATTGACGATGAAACCTTGAAAGAGTGACTCGGCAACATTCAGCGAGTTGTAGCGGTAGAAGCGGACTCGACGCATAGGTGCGATGCCGGGCTCATTGTTGGCAGGATCGTATGTCGGTGAGTCAGTGTTGAACGGGTTGAAAGCTCCATCCGCGAGCTGGTCATTGAGTGTGAAGTTCATGATGCCGGGAACGAACTGATCTCCGATGTCGCGTCTTCCTCGAGTAATGGAGACATCAAGAACTCCGTCGGTCACATCTGCAAAGTCTGTCGTCGGTCCCAGTGGGTAGGTCGGATCGTCAAGAATGCCCTTGATCGCAGAGTCCAGAACAAAGCTTGAAGAGTCCCAACCAGTATCAATCTCTAGAAGATATTCACCCGACTGGATGACGGATGCGCTCATTAGTATCTGCCAGAGATCGGACGGACCGCGATGTCAGCTGGACCCGATGCACGATTGAAGCTCTTCACAGCGTCGATGACGACCTTGCCTGTCTGAGCGTTGGTCATGACTCCGCCGTTCACATTGACTGTGTAGTTGTTGCCACCTCGAGCAGCTGCAGCTCCGCCGACAGCCGAGGTCGGTGATGCTGGCG